TTGTGGTTCCGCCCCCCCCCGCCACTCCTGCTGCCCCGCAGGTGAAGGACGTACCCTTCCTTGTGAAGGTCAGCATCCGGGATCTGAATATCCGCAAGGGTCCTGGTACCAACTACAGCCGCACCGGCTCCTATACCGGCATTGGTGTGTTCACCATCGTGGACGTGCAATCCGGTCAGGGCTCCAGCTCCGGTTGGGGCAAGCTCAAATCCGGCGCTGGTTGGATCAGCCTCGACTACACCAAGAAACTGTAATATGACCATCTGGGCCTGTGGGGAAATCCTGCAGGCCCTCTTTTTTTATTTTTGCCCGCTCAAATCGACTTCCAATCTCCAGTGGAAAGTGAAGGCCAAGCCTTCGGATTGGAGGTCATCATGACAAACGAACAGAGAATAAAAATAACAGACCTCCGGCATCAGGGCTATGGCTACACTGCCATCGCCAACGCTGTCGGTCTGTCCAAGGATAGCGTCAAGGCCTACTGCAGAAATCACGGCCTCGCTGGCGTAAAGGCCGAGACCAATACGCGGGTGGAGATCACCACCGATGTCTGTCTGAATTGCGGTGCCGCCTTGACGCACATTCCCGGTGCGAAGAGGAAGAAGTTCTGCTGCCCGGGCTGCAGGCAGGCATGGTGGAATGCCCATCCAGAGCAAGTCCGGCGAAAGGCGCTCTATGAGTTTATCTGCCCAACCTGCGGGAAGCCTTTCACCGCCTATGGCAACGCTGGCCGGAAGTACTGCTCCCACGCGTGCTATATCGAAGGCCGCTACGGAAGGAGGGCTGTCCAATGACACAGAAGCAAATCCGCGATGATATGCGATACCAGGCAGCCCTCTCCGTAGCGAAAACCATGCTGGAAAAAGGCCTGATCACCCCGGAGGAGTACGCTGAGATTGATACCAAACTGCTGCAAAATTACCGGCCATATTTGGGTAGTTTATTATCGGAAAACGCTTGCTATGTACCCTCTTTAGAGTGATATATAGACACACCGAAAGGAGGGATATCTCTTGAAAACCGTAGAAAAACGCGAGAGAAAAACGCCGGTACTACCCAAGAGAAAGCGGGTTGCCGCCTACGCCAGAGTGTCTATGGACTCCGAGCGGATGCAGCACTCGCTTTCTGCACAGGTAAGCTTCTACAGCGCCCTGATCCAGAAGAATCCTGAATGGGAGTATGCTGGCGTCTTTGCCGATTACGGCATCTCCGGGACCGGGACTAAGAAGCGCGAAGAGTTCAATCGGATGCTGGCCGAATGCGAGGCCGGGAACATCGACATCATCCTCACCAAGAGCATACAGCGTTTTGCACGGAACACGGTGGACCTGCTGAACACGGTCCGCCACCTGAAGGATCTCGGCATTGAAGTCCGGTTCGAGAAAGAAAACATCAATTCTATGAGCGGCGACGGTGAGCTGATGCTCTCGATCCTCGCTTCCTTCGCACAGGAGGAAAGCCGCAGCATTTCCGAAAACGTCAAGTGGGGCCTGGTCAAACGCTTCAAGCAAGGCATTCCCAACGGCAAGTTCCGCATCCTCGGCTACGAATGGGAAGGCGATCAGCTGGTCATCGTTCCGGAGGAAGCAGCAATCGTCCGGCGCATCTTCCAGAATTTCCTTGACGGGAAGTCCCGGCTGGAGACCGAGCGTGAACTGGCTGCCGAGGGTATCACGACGAAGGGCGGCTTCCGGTTTGTGGACTCCAACATCAAGGTGATCCTCACAAACATCACCTACACCGGAAACATGCTCTTCCAGAAGGAATACACGGTGGACCCCATCAATAAGCAGCGCCGGAAGAACAAGGGCGAGCTACCGCAATACTTCGTCGAGAACACTCACGAGCCAATCATCGACATGGAGACCTTCCAGTATGTGCAGGAGGAAATGGCACGGCGAAAGGAGCTCGGCGCTCTGGCAAACAAGAGCCTGAACATCACCTGCTTCACCGGGAAGATCAAGTGCTGCAACTGCGGAAAGAGCTTCATGCACAACGTCCGGAAGAACCGGGCCAAGTTCACGACCACCTATACCGAAGAGGACGGCATGTACACGACTTGGGTCTGTGGCTCACGGAAGCAGAAACAGAAAGGCGAAGGCTGCTACGCCAAGGAAATCCCGGATAAGATCCTGAAGCAGGCCTGCGCCGAAGTTCTGGGCTTGGATGAATTCGATGAGGCAGTTTTCGCTGAACGCGTCGAGCGCATTGATGTTCCGGAAGGCGGCATACTGATCTTCCATTTCTACGATGGCACTGAGGTTACGAAGGAATGGGAGTCCACCGCCAAGAAAGACTGCTGGACGGACGAGTTCAAAGATCGCCAGCGCGAATGGGTCAGGAACTACATGGCCAAGGGCGAAGGCCGGTTCTCGCCATTTACTACCCGCATCAAATGCGGATGCTGCGGCAGTTCCTGCAGGCGGCAAACCCAGAAATGCAAAGACGGAAAAGTCAGCTACTGGCGCTGCGCGGGCAGTGGCGCTACGAATTGTGGGATAAAGGGCATACGAGAACCGGAGCTCATGGAGATAACAGCAAGGGTCATGGGCACGGACGATTTCGATGCCGATGCTTTCCGGGAGCGTATTGAACAGATCACGATGGTCAAAAGCGGCCTTCTGGAATTCACCTTCACTGACGGCTACACCGAAAATGCCGAGTACAGCACCAAGCGCAAAGCCCATCCCTGGTCTGATGAGCAAAGAGCCAAGTTCAGGGAATCCATCAAAGGAACCTATACCCCAGAGCGCCGTAAAGTCATGAGCGAACACATGAAGCAAGTAAGGAGAGAAAAGAAATGGCCAAATCCGTAACCACCATACCTGCCACGCTCAGCAGGTTCACTGCGGCTCCGATCAACAGCACCCAGAAGCGCCGGGTGGCCGCCTACGCTCGTGTCAGTACCGATCAGGAAGAACAGCTGACGAGCTACGAGGCGCAGGTGGACTACTACACCAACTACATTCAAGGCCGGGACGATTGGGAATTCGCCGGGATCTACACCGACGAAGGCATTACCGGCACCAACACGAAAAAGCGCGAGGGCTTCAAAAGCATGGTGGCGGATGCGCTGGACGGGAAGATCGATCTGATTATCACCAAGTCCGTCAGCCGTTTCGCCCGGAACACCGTAGACAGCCTGACGACCATCCGCTCCCTGAAGGAGCACAACGTCGAGTGCTATTTCGAGAAGGAGAACATCTGGACATTCGACGGCAAGGGCGAACTGCTCATCACCATCATGTCCAGCCTTGCACAGGAGGAGAGCCGCTCCATTTCAGAGAACTGCACATGGGGACAGCGGAGTCCACGACTTCTCCGGCAAGATAAAGTGCGGTGAGTGCGGCTCATGGTACGGTCCGAAGGTCTGGCACAGCACCGACAAGTACCGCAAGGTCATCTGGCGGTGCAACCCACAAGTACGGCGGAGAAAAATGCTCCACGCCGCGATTCCCTGACGCGCCGCAGGCGAAGAAAGCTCCGCAGGAGCGCAGCCGATTTTGCAAAAATCGTTCAAAGGGGCTTGGGGACAAATTTCCCCAACAAGCGAAAAGTGGCTCCAAGCCACCTTGCTTGCCAAGTGTGAAGCCGGCAGGGCTCGCAGGTTGGCAAGCAGCAAAGTGGGTACCGCTTTGCCCTGCTT